GCGGTCGAGTAAGTGACGAAGAGTTATTTACTCGACTTTTATATTACGGCATCGCCCACCTAAATCTGACGCAGGATGAGGTGTGGCTGATGCCGTTTGGTTTGCTCCTGGATTTGTGGGAGTGCCACAAACAGTATAACGGGCTTGCGAAGCCTGTAAGGGAATATTTCATTGATGACATTATTCCTGCCGGAATCTGATGAAGGAGGTGGTTTAAGTGGCAGATGATTTTGGCTTAAAAATCGGTCTTGAGGGCGAAAAAGAATTCAAGAAGGCATTGTCCGAAATCAATCAGTCCTTCAAGGTTCTTGGCTCGGAAATGAAAGTGGTGCAGTCACAATTCGATAAAAACGACAGTTCCGTGGAAGCACTCACGGCAAGAAACCAGGTGCTGAATAAGGAAATCGAGGCACAGAAGCAGAAAATCGAAACCCTTCGTTCTGCCCTTGCCAATGCCTCTGAGTCTTTCGGAGAAAACGACCGAAGGACTCAGCAGTGGCAGATTCAGCTTAACAATGCTACGGCGGCGCTCAACGATATGGAGCGTGAACTTGACCGCAACAATGCTGCACTTGATGATGCCGAGCGTGAAATGGATGATGTTGTTGACAGTGCCGACGATATGAGTGAGGAACTGGACGATGCAGGAGATTCCGCTGAAAAGAACAAGGGTAAATTTGAAAGCCTCGGTTCTGTTCTAAAAGGTGTTGGTGTGGCAATGGGAGCGGTGGTCACGGCTGCCGCTGCCGCCGCAGTTTCCCTTGGAAAAGCAGTGGTGGAATCCTACGCAGAATATGAGCAGTTGGTCGGCGGTGTCGATACGCTGTTTAAGGATTCCTCTGCTGCGTTGCAGGAATATGCAAACAACGCCTATAAGACGGCGGGTATGTCGGCAAACGACTATATGTCCACGGTCACATCTTTTTCTGCCTCCCTTATTTCTTCCCTTGGAGGAGATACCGAGGCGGCAGTAAAGTATGCGGATATGGCCATTACCGATATGGCGGATAATGCCAATAAGATGGGTACGGATATCGGACTCATCCAGAACGCATACCAGGGATTTGCCAAGCAGAACTATACGATGCTGGACAACTTGAAACTCGGCTACGGCGGCACCAAGACCGAAATGGAGCGTCTGCTTGCCGATGCACAGGCGATTTCCGGCATTGAGTATGACATCAGTTCTTATGCAGATGTGGTTTCTGCCATCCATGTGATTCAAGAGAGCATGGGTGTGGCGGGTGCAACGGCAGCAGAGGCGGAACACACCATTGAGGGTTCTTTGAACTCCATGAAGGCCGCCATCGATAACCTTATCGTAGGTTTCGGTAATGCTGATGCAGACATTGAAATGCTCTGCAACAATGTGGTGGATGCGTTCCAGGATGTGCTGACCAACATCACTCCCGTGATTGAAAACATCATAGCAGCACTGCCTACGGCTCTGAACGCCCTGCTTGCAACGGTGGGAGAACTTCTTCCGACACTTTTGGATACCGTGGTTGACCTGTTTTCGCAGGTGCTGAATACCATACTTACCATGCTGCCGGAACTTATCCCCGTGGTAATCGATGCACTGATGACCATCGTAAACACGCTGATTGAAAATCTGCCGTTGCTGATTGATGTGGCCATTCAGATAGTGATGTCTTTGGTGCAGGGAATCGGCGAGGCACTTCCTACGCTGATTCCCACAGCAGTACAGGCGGTCATTACCATTGTGCAGAGTCTGATTGACAGCCTGCCGATGATTTTGGACGCAGCATTGCAGTTGATTATGGGATTGGCACAGGGACTGCTTGATGCAATTCCCGTGCTGATTGAGGCTCTGCCTTCCATTATCCTTGCCATCGTGGAATTTGTCATCGGTGCGATTCCGCAGATTATCGATGCAGGCATTCAGCTTTTGACCTCTTTGGTATCTGCGTTGCCGGAAATCATTGTGGCAATTGTGGAGGCAATCCCGCAGATTATTGAGGGCATCATCACTGCCGTGCTTGGCTCTATCCCTCAGATTATCCAGGCGGGTATTGACCTTTTGGTTGCACTTATCCAGGCACTGCCGGAAATCATCACAACCATTGTGGCTGCAATCCCGGAAATCATCGGTTCTGTGGTAAATGCCCTTATAAACAGCATACCGCAAATCGTACAGGCAGGTGTGACGCTCTTTGTTTCCTTAATAAAAAACCTGCCGACCATCATAGTGGAAATCGTAAAAGCCGTGCCGCAGATTCTGTCCGGTTTGGTATCGGCGTTCGGAAAAGGTGTATCTCAGCTTGCCAGTGTCGGTGCAAACCTTGTAAAGGGTCTGTGGCAGGGTATCCAGTCCCTTGCCGGATGGCTTTGGGATAAGGTGTCCGGTTGGATTTCTTCCATCTGGGATGGCATCTGTGACTTCTTCGGTATTCACTCGCCTTCGGATGAGATGGCGTGGATTGGTGAAATGCTTGTGGAAGGTCTGGCAGGCTCCATCAATACCAATGGTAAAGATGCGGTTGCTGCAGCTGAAGGTATGAGCAAGGACATCAACGATGTGATGCACAGCCTTGCCGATGATATGACCACGGCACTTCCTACGGACTTTAGTGTGAATGGTACGGTCAACCGTAATGATACGGTATCCGGTGCAGGATTCGGTGGCGGTGCCCTTATCACCATTCAGCAGATGATTGTCCGAAGCGAAGAGGATATCCGCAAGATTTCCCAAGAACTTTACAACTTGATTCAGAGTGGCTCCCGTGCACAGGGACACTTCACTACAGCATAAAGGAGGGTTTTGACCTATGGGTTTTATTTTTAATGACATTACGTCGGGCAGCATGGGCATCAAAGCCCGCCTGACTTCATGGCAGGTGTGTGGTAAGATGCGTAATTTTACCACCACCGTGCCGGGTAAATACGGTGTTGCAGACTTCGGTGCTGACTTCGATTATCGTGAAATCACTGTCCACTGCAACATTTATCCGAAACACAACTTTACGGCATTGGTATCTGCCCTGGACGATATTGCAGCGTGGCTTGACCCTGTGCAGGGGTTACGCCAGCTTATTTTTGACGATGTGCCGGACAGATATTTTATGGCAAGGCTTAATGATGCGGTGGACTGTGAAAGGCTTGTGTGCTCGGCAGGTTCTTTTGATTTGAAGTTTTTCTGCCCAGACCCTTTCGGTTATGCCATCACGGATGAAACCTTCTTCATCACGGAGGAAGGCTCTCACACCGTGACCCGTGCAATCGGCAATATTGAGTCGTTGCCTATATACCGTATCAGCGGTGTGGTAACCGCTGGGGCAAGCAATTATATCAGCATTACCACAAACGGCTCGGAACTGAAAATCGTAAACGCAACCCTCTCTGAAGGAGAAACCCTGGTTGTGGATACGGATAAAATGACTGCCTATGTGGTGGATGAAAACGGCGAGACACTCCGAAACGGTCTGCCGTATTTACAGGAACTGAACTTTCCGACCCTTGTTGTTGGAGATAACACCGTCACCGTGGAGATAAGCAACGCCACACTGACGGAATTACAAATCGAGGCTAAGAACAGATGGAGGTGACGGCATGGCTCTGAAAATGATACTGAATAAGCAGACAGATTTTACAGGAGAATTTCCTGCGGAGTATGCCGCCTCCGGTCTGTGGCGTTTTAACGAGTCTGCACCGGATGAAGATACGGCTCTTGCCGATTCCTCCGTTAATGGCAGAAACTTTACCATCGTCAATTGGAGTGGTACAACGGCAAACTTAAGTAAAAGTCCGAAGGGCAGACAGATTCGTTTTAATATCAATAATCCGACATCTGAAAAGACTCACCTGCAGGTGACCAATGACGGCAGCATCTTTGCTAACCTCGGTGAGCGTATCATCGTGGGTGGTTGGATGTGTCCTACCACTTATTCTGTCGGTAATACCTTCTGTCCGATATTTAATACCCGTTACGGTCCAGGGCAGCCTATTTTTTATCTGTCTCTGTATTCCGGCAAGCCGAGAATTATGCTTTATAATTCTTCTGGCAGTCTTATCCTCGATAAGACCGTGACCCCATCCTTCACGCTGAAGAATGGCGGTTGGTATTTTATCGCAGGAGTCATTGAACCGAATAACAAGCAGTTCACCTATGTGGTAGGCGACCGTTCCACAGGAGAAGTGTGGAAGTCGGATGCTCTGACCTTTACTGGAACATTGAATGCATCCTGCACGGCGGATCTGGTTATCGGTATGCACGCCACAAGCTATTATTATGCAGGAGGCTTTGACGATTGGTTTTTAGATTGCGATTCACAACTTACGGCAGATGATTTGGTGGACTATTTCAATGCCACCATTCTCTGTAACGGTGCTGACAGTTCCGCTGATGTGGATGCTCTTACCGATGCAAGCGGTGTAACGCTGAAAGCAACGGATGGTGTCTATCCGGAAAGCGGTGTTCTTTATACCAAGGCGGCAGAGTGTAATCTCTCCGGTACGGGCAAGGTGTCCTATACAAGTGAGTATGTGGCAGGCACAACGGCAGTGGCATCGGTGGAAACCTCCACCAGTGATGACCTTACCGATTGGAGTGATTGGGTTGCTGTCGGAACGGACGGCAAGCTGCAATCTCCGAACAGAAACTATATCCGTTTTAAGGTCACGCTGACCACTACGGATACAAGCAAAACACCGAAACTCATAGATATCCGCCTTTATGACATTCCGAAGGCTCCTTATGAGAAAATCGGCTATGCCCGTCCTGTGGTGCTTGATGATAACGGTGCGTGGGAGGCCATTTTGGAGAATGCCTACGATATCATCGTTACAGGCGAAATCAATGGTGAGGATACGCTGACTTTTTCTATTCCGTTCCGTGACAGCAAACGAAAGTACCTGGAAAACGAAAAGAAAATCCAGATTGTGGATGATGTGTATAAAATCCGTACCGTTACCGATGTGAAGGACAGTACCGGAAACACCGTCACGCAGATTTATGCCGAGGCAGAGTTTTACGATTTGACCTTCTCCGTCCGTAAGGAAGAAAAGAAATTTGATGCGGAAACTGCGGATGTAGCGATGGCGTATGCCCTTGCCGATACCGAGTGGAGCGTGGGAACGGTCAATGTTACCACCAAGCGAACATGGACTTCCACAGAAAAGAACGCTCTGTCCATCCTCCGCAGCGTTGCCAACCTTCACGGTGGTGACCTCGTTTTTGACTGTCCGAACCGACTGGTGCATCTGCTGACGCTAAATGGCAAAGACAGCGGTGCCTTGTTTGCCTACAAGAAGAACATGAAAAGCATCGAGCGTGTGGTGGACACCCGCTCCCTTGTAACAAGGCTTTATGCGGTTGGTGCCAACGGCATGACATTTGCTGACATCAACGGTGGCAAGCCTTACCTTGAGGATTTTACCTATTCCAAGGAAGTGCGTATTACCACTCTGGATTGTTCTTCTTTTACCAACCCATATCAGATGAAGGAGTACACGGCCATGCGCCTTGCGGAATACTGCAAGCCTTCCGTTTCCTATGTGCTGAATGCGATGGACTTGTCCGTTCTGACGGGCTATGAGCATGAAGCCTGGAACCTTGGCGATTATGTCCGTGTGGAAGATAAGGATTTGGGACTTTCCGTTACCACCCGTATCGTGCGCCGTGAATATAACCTGCAGGAGCCTTGGAACACGGTATTGGAACTTTCCACTACGCTGAAAAATCTCGGCAGTTCGGTCAGTTCCATTGATACCATTGCAGATGCATTGGAAGGTACAGGAATGGTATCCAACAACGATATCCGTGAATTGGTGCCATTCAACCATCTGCGAAACTCCCGTGCCGATGACGGCCTTGCTTATTGGGTCAGTTCCGGCTTTGAGGCTGACGGAGAAAACGGTGCATCCGGCACGGCTTCCTTCAAGGCTGTGGGTGTGGAA